ATTTCTTGCATTGTATGGTTGTAGCAGTTACGACTATGCCTAACAGGACACTAAGCTTTCAAGTAATATTTACTGGCTATGAGTCCGACGATGAAGAAGATAGCCCTAATGTGCATGGTGGAGCAATGTGGGCTAGAATGCCGCTAACTGCGCTCGTTGCAGATACCCCTTTAGAGGAGTGGCCCCAAGAACTTCCACCTTACTTAGCGCAGCCGTGGGATTGCATGTCGCATGAACACTCCGTTTACGTGATTAACAGGGCAAGCCCTGCACCGTGGATAGCTAAGATAGACAATGAGTTTTATCCTGCAAAGTATTACTTCACTGTTGACTACACAGACAGCGAGGTAGCAGATGACCCAGCGCAGCACAAACAATCACACGTGCTGGAGTTATTAGATGCAGGTGAATATACTGGCAACATGGTTGCGTTGCCTAATAATAGAGTGAGGGTAACTCACCCTGCATGGTTTGAAGCTGGAGAAGGTGCGCCTGACTTTAAACCTAACCAAAACATATTTCACTCTAAGCAAGACGTAGAGTACGTTTGGGATACGCAACGAGTGTTTAACAATCTATACAGTGAGGACTAATCATGAAAATGAAGAAAAAAGGTATGGCTAGAGGCGGCAAGATGAAAAAAGGTTACGCCAAAGGCGGTAAAATGGCTATGAAGAAAAAAGGCATGGCTAAAGGTGGTAAGATGAAGAAGATGGCTAACGGTGGTAAAGTACCTATGAAGAAAAAGGGTATGGCTAACGGTGGTAAAACAGGAATGACTTTAGCTGGTCTTCGTGCAGCAGCAAAAGCCAAAGGTTATAAACTTATGAAAGGGTAGCGTTATGAGAACTAAAAACGCAAACGTTATCAACCCTATACAACCTATGTATAATACTACACAAGCAGATCAAGAGAGGCAGCGTAGCATGATGATGGGTCAGCAACAACGAAAACCTAAAAAGATGATGGGTACAGCCCCAGCTATGGGTATGTCTAAAGGTGGAAAACTAAAAGATGTACCAGCAGATAATACAGGTTTAAGTAAACTTCCTGCAGGGGTACGAAACAAAATGGGCTTCAAGAACAGAGGCGGCATGATTAACAACGGAAAAACAGACTACAGAAAGTCTGGAATGTTTTATAAAGGAGACAAATAATGTCAGCAACGGCAACAAGGCAAGAGGGTATAGAAGTATACGAAACACCTATTACTCTCACTACTATCAAAGCAGCGATAACAAGTATCGAAGATGCTACTAAAACAGTAACAGCAGCAGAGTCAGGAACTATCTTTACTCTTAACAGAGCAGGTGGTATTGCTGTAACTCTACCTGCAGCAACAGCAGGACTAACCTATGAGTTCCATGTAGGTACAACATTTACAGGAACAATGCAAATTGATGCAGCATCAAGTGCAGATACCCTACAAGGTATGGTCACTATTATTGACAAAGATGAAGTGGGTGGTTTAGCTGCACTAAACGAAAATATTGACACACTAGCGTTTGTTTGTCCTGCAGCAGCAGATCACCAGATCGTAGCTGACGGTGACACTAAAGGACGCTTTATTGGTGGTATGATTAAGTACACATGTATCACTGATTCTAAGTGGGTAGTAACAGGACACCTATTTGGTGACGGTACTGCAGCAACTCCATTTACCTAAGTTGGAGTAACAACATAACGGTTATGCAATAATGTCTATTTAATTTTGTCCACATATATGTAAAACTATTCTTTGTACACACTAATGTAAGAAAGGATAGTTTATGTGGACAAGATTAATAGATGTGCTCAAGAGAGCCAACAACAAGATAATAGCACACCAAGAGCGAAGAGTAGCTCACTGGCAGTTGACAAGTATGACCGACAAACAACTAGAAGATATAGGTATTACTCGTGGCGAAATCAACAAAAAAGTCAACCGTTAACAAGGCAGGTAATTATACTAAGCCTACTATGCGTAAGCGTTTGTTTTCTTCCATTAAAGCTAGCAGCAAGGGTGGAAAACCTGGACAGTGGAGCGCCAGGAAAGCACAGATGCTTGCAAAACAATACAAAGCAAAAGGTGGAGGGTACAGATGAAGCGTTACGTTAAAAGATTAGTTAGGGCTATCCTTAACTGGAGATGTCTATGTAACGGCAAGTGCGGATGTGACTGCGGAATGAAAGTGTGATATGGCACTCAAGAAGTCTCAAAGAAGTTTAAAGTCATGGACAAAACAAAAGTGGCGAACTAAAAGTGGGAAGCCTAGTGCTAAAACTGGTGAGCGTTATTTACCTAGTGCGGCTATTAAGTCTCTTAGCCCTGCTGAGTATGCCGCTACATCCAGAGCAAAACGAAAAGGCACTAAGGCAGGTAAGCAGCATGTGGCTCAACCTAAGAAGATCGCAAAAAAAACCAGAGCCTACAGGAAAGTAAAATGACACGAACTTTAAATGAGAAACAAACTAAGTTCCTAGAAGTTCTATTTGAGGAAGCAGGTGGGGATGCTGTTACAGCTAAAAAGTTAGCAGGGTACAGTAACAACACTCCCACTACATCTATAGTGGAGGGCTTGAAGGATGAGATATTTGATGCTACTAAAACGTACATGTCAAGGATTGGACCCAAAGCTGCAGTCGCTTATGGTAGGGCTTTGGACGATCCTACCCAGCTAGGAATAAAAGAAACACTAATGGCTGCAGGTCAGATACTTGATCGTGCAGGTGTAGTAAAAACAGAGAAAGTATCAGTGGAGTCTACAGGAGGTTTGTTTATCTTACCACCTAAAGAGGATACCAATGCAGAATCTGACGAGTGAAAGACCTCTACAATATGAATACTGGACACTGCCTAAAGTACCATTTAAGGTAAAGCTGTGGCAGAGGATTCCAAAAGTAAGTAAGAATATTCCTTTCGGATATGAAGTAGACCCAGAGGATGAGGATTGGTTAAACCCTATCCCAGAACAGTTAGAACTACTAGAGCTTGCAAAGAAACACGTAAAGCAATACAGTTTGAGACAGGTAGCTGCGTGGCTAACTACACAGTCAGGTAGAAGCATAACACACGATGGGCTAAAGAAAAGATTAGATGTCGAAAGAAAGCGAAAGAGGATTACTGCGATTAAACGCCAGTATGCCAAGCGGCTCGAAAAAACGTTACGCCAAATTGAAATCCTCGAAAAAGAAAGACCTGGCTCCTACACCTACGAAGAAGATTGAGGCTATACCAGCGCAAGCAAAGCCACCAGAGTTTGATGTCGAGTATGCACAGAGTGTTGTATTCCAGCCAAATCCTGGACCTCAAACACAATATCTAGCGTCTTCTGAGCGTGAGGTACTATATGGTGGGGCAGCTGGAGGCGGAAAGAGCTATGCGACACTAGCTGATCCGTTACGAAACTTAAACAGTCAAGACTTTAGTGGACTACTTGTACGACACACAACAGAAGAACTTAGGGAACTTATACAGAAAAGCCAAGAGTTATACCCTAAAGCAATACCTAACATAAAGTGGTCTGAGCGTAAGTCGCAGTGGACTACACCAAGAGGCGGCACACTTTGGATGTCGTACTTGGACAGAGATACAGACGTGATGCGCTATCAAGGTCAGGCGTTTAATTACGTAGCATTTGACGAGTTGACACAGTGGAACAGTCCTTACTCGTGGAACTACATGAGATCCCGACTACGTAGTGCTAACAAAGACTTAGGTCTATACATGAGAGCAACTACAAACCCAGGCGGTCCAGGCCATTCTTGGGTTAAGAAGATGTTCATTGACCCAGCAAAGCCTAACACGCCATTCTGGGCAACGGACATAGAGACTAGTGAGGTTCTGAAGTTTCCACAAGGGCATAGCAAATCTGGTCAACCCCTATTCAAACGAAGGTTCATACCTGCTAGTCTCTTTGATAATCCTTATTTGGCTGAGAGTGGTGACTACGAAGCTATGCTTCTATCGCTGCCAGAGCATCAAAGAAAGCAACTACTAGAAGGGAACTGGGATGTAAACGAGGGAGCAGCTTTTCCTGAGTTTAACAGAAAGATACACGTAACAGATCCGTATGACATACCTAAAAGTTGGACAAGGTTTAGAGCATGTGACTACGGTTATGGAAGTTACACAGGAGTTGTTTGGTTGGCGGTAAGCCCGACTGAGCAACTTGTAGTATATAGAGAACTATACTGCTCAAGAGTTACGGCAACAGATTTAGCGGATATGATATTAGATGCAGAACAAGATGACAATATCAGGTACGGTGTGTTGGATAGCTCCCTGTGGCATAAACGTGGAGACACTGGCCCTTCTTTGGCTGAACAGATGAATCAGAAAGGCTTGCGTTGGAGGCCATCTGATAGATCAAAAGGTTCAAGGGTGGCAGGTAAAAACGAGCTTCACCGCCGTTTGCAAGTAGACGAGTTTACTGAGGAGCCAAGACTAGTCTTCTTCTCTACTTGCAACAATATGATAGCTCAATTGCCAGGCTTACCTCTTGATAAAAGAAACCCTGAAGACGTAGATACAAACGCAGAAGATCACTTGTATGACGCTCTTAGGTATGGTATAATGACAAGACCACGCAGTTCTTTATGGGATTATAACCCCATGTCACACAGGACAGGCTTTCAAGCATCTGACCCAACATTCGGATATTAATAATGAAAATATTTGTAGTAGTTATAAGTATGTGGGGTTACACTGGAGAAGAATGGGTTTACACAGGCAACCAATACATTATGCAAGAAACGTTTACACAAGAACAGTGTAACACAATAGTTGATAATGCCAACTGGGAAAAGTATGAAGAGAATGAATACTATGGATTACAGTTTGACTGTTTTGAAAAGGATGACCAATAATGGCTACAGAAAACGAACAAGGTGAACTATTTGAAACAGACGAAGTATCTGTCATCCAAGAAACAGACGATCTAGATGCACAAGGTGTTGTTGCTTTCGTTACCTCTAAGTTTAGCAGAGCAGAAGACGCTAGATTTGCAGATGAAAATAGGTGGCTACGTGCCTATAGAAACTATCGTGGCTTGTACAATACAGACGTACAGTTTACTGAAACTGAAAAGTCTCGTGTATTTATTAAGGTTACTAAAACTAAAACACTAGCTGCCTACGGTCAGATTGTAGATGTTTTGTTTGGTAGCTCTCGTTTCCCTCTTACAGTAAATCCTACAACACTACCAGAGGGTGTGGCTGAGTCTATGCACATCAGTATTAACCCCCAGACTGAACAAGCACAAGATCAGTTAGAGGATGCCTTTGGTAAAAAACCCCCAGTTACATTACTGTTTGATCCAGACGAAAAACTAAAACCTGGCGAAACTATGTATGATCGTATGAAGCGCATGGGTCCAATAGAGGACACACTAGAGTATGCTTCAGACAAGATAATAGAAGGGCCAGGTACAACACAAGACACAGTTACTTTCCATCCTGCTATGATTGCAGCTAAGAAGATGGAAAAGAAAATACATGATCAGTTAGAAGAAAGTGGCGCTAATAAACAACTGCGCCACACTTCGTTTGAGATGGCGTTGTTTGGCACAGGGATTATGAAAGGTCCGTTTGCTATAGACAAAGAGTATTCTAACTGGAATGAAGACGGTGAGTATGAACCGACAGTAAAGACTGTACCATCTACAAGTCACGTATCTATTTGGAACTTCTATCCTGATCCAGATGCATACAACATGGATGAAGCAGAGTATGTAGTAGAGCGTCATCGTATGACACGCTCACAAATGCGTGGACTAAAATCTAGACCTTTCTTTAGAGAAGAATCTATTAACGAAGCGATAGACTTAGGCGAGTCCTACGAAAAGAAATACTGGGAACAAGACATGGAGGACGATGCACAGTATAGCAACGCTCCATATAGATATGAAGTTTTAGAGTTTTGGGGCTACGTAGACACAGCCATACTAGAAGATCACGGTGTTGTAATACCAAAAGACTTACAGGACTCAGAGCAACTAAGTGTAAACGCTTGGATATGTAATGGTAAAGTGTTACGTTTAGTTCTTAACCCATTCAAACCAGCACGTATACCTTACTATGCTGTGCCGTATGAGCTAAACCCATACTCATTCTTTGGTGTGGGTATTGCAGAAAACATGGACGATACGCAAACATTAATGAATGGTTTTATGCGTATGGCTATTGACAATGCTGCACTATCTGGTAATCTTATAATCGAGGTAGATGAAACTAATCTAGTGCCAGGCCAAGACCTATCTGTATATCCTGGCAAGGTGTTTCGTAGACAGGGCGG